CGGCGGGAGGGTGGGGTTAGCGGGGGTGTGAGTTCAGTTCACACCCTTGAGGTAGGGGTACGCATTGAGTGCGTACCCTTTGGAGTCAGTGCTTGGACTCGACCTCGCGAGTCAGGTAAGACACCGTGGCCGTGGACACATCGAGGCGTCTGGCAATCTCGGCACCGCTCATGCCCTGCCCCTTGAGGGCCTTCATGACCATGATGTCTTCGGGGGTGAGCCGTTTGGGTACGCGGCGTTTGGGCTTGGGCGCAAGCTGTGCCCGCAAGGCACTGACCAAATCTGCCTGCGTCTGGATCAGCAGCGACTGCGTGGCATCCAGGCGCCGCAACAAAGAAAGCTCCGTGGCCATGTCCATCGCGGGCTCTGCCTCGCCCGCCTGCTCAAACAGGTCTGCCTGTTTGGTGGGGTCGATGTAAAAGCCGTTCTTGCGGATGGCGGGCAGCACCTCGGAGGTAACCCACTTCTTGAACTTCTTGGCTTCGGGTTTACGGCTGCCGAGGATCAGGCTGTACAGACCGGACTCGTTGACGACGGTCATTTCCTGGGATCCGCCAAGGGTGTCAATTGAACTGACACCCTTTTCGTCGTCATCCAAGCGCTCAATGGCCATATGCGTATTGCCAAGAGTCAGCAGTGCGCAAACGTCGGCAGCGACAAACCAAGGTTCGTTGTCTTTGGTGACAACGCGCAGAGACGTGGCGGAATAGTTGAAGGTGGTGATTTGGTTCATGGTTGGCTCGGTCTGGTGGTGGATCAGTTGCTGCCGAAGGGCTCGGCCGAGCCCGCCTTGATGCCGAGCAGCACTGCTGCCCTGTGAGAGCTGCCGCGCTTACCGGCGCTAAGCCCGTTGATGACGCGGTAGACAGCAGGCAGGGGCACGCCGTTCTTGGCAGCCCATTCGGAAAAGCTCAGACCTTTGGCGTCGAACTCCGCCTTCACCTGTTCGGGGGTCTTCAGTTGCTTCATGGTTGGCCTCACAATGATGTGTCGATAGCTGTTTCGTTGATTGGAATTGTGTATTCACATACACACCAATGTCAACGACTTTTTTTAGGTGGTGAGACCTGTGCATGAGAAAGAACATCAGGGCGATTCTGTGGAGGCCGTGCTCGGCAGGCTCAGATCTGCCTTGTCGCTAGACACAGATCGCGAACTGGCAGGCCTGCTCGGCATGGCGCCAAACACCCTTAGCAATCGCGTAAGTCGAAACTCACTGCCCCTAAGCCAAATTGAGGCCTTGTGTGCATCGCAAGGCCTGAACAAGGCTTGGGTGCTCACAAATCAAGGCCCGATCTACAGTGGTGCGGATGAACTGCGGCGACGCCTAGAGTTGCGTGATCAGGTCTTCAAGGCACTAGAGCCACTTGGGTTGCCCACGAAAGTCGACGAAGGCATACGGAATCTGATTGCATATGCCATGGTCGGGAACACTGCCGCAACGATCAGGTCATGGAATGCAATTGGCTCAGTTGCTGATCCAAAAGAAAAAGAGCTGTTAGAGGCCTACCGCAACTCCCGTGAAGAGTTGCGCGACATCTTTGAATCGCTGGTCACCCTGTCATCGGTACAGCGCGAACTGGGCGTGAGTGGTCTCCCCTCACGCATGCGTGGCCCAAAGTTGGATCAGACCTTTCATGGCAACGTCGGCCAGGTCATCCACGGTGATCAGAAGAACGACAGCCCATTGAGCTTTAACCTGTCGTCAAAACCCAAGTCCAAAAAGCGCAACAAGCCTGCGGCAGAATGAGGAGAACAAAGTAGTACAGGGAGAAGTACGTGCGGCAGGATTTCCGTGGGAACGTAGGCATGGTGGTGAATGGGGATGTGGTTCAACCACCCCGCGCCAAACCGCCCAATGACGCAAGAGTGGCGCGCATCTGCCCTCAGTGCAGTGATCGGACATGGCGCAAGACGCAGTACTGCATGCACTGTGGACTGGATCTGTTCGGTCACGACCAAGAGGTAGCGCACGAACATCGAAGGCAGGTCAACCAACGTATCTCGATTGGTCTGGGCATCTTTGCCATTGCCATGTTTGGTGCCGCCTACTTAATGGACAGCTCATGGAAGTTTGTGCCTTTTGGATTGGCTGTGTTGGCTATGGCAATGGTTGGCGCACTGCAGGAGAAATGAACATGCCTGATGAGCCAATGGCGACTATCAAACACCTGGCAAAAGGGACGCTAGCTCTTTTGCTTGGCGCGTTGGTGTTCGCTGTCGTCATGGTCAAGGTGCTTGAGCCACCCATTCCCAGCACACTCAGCCAAGCAAAACTAGAAGGTCGCCTTTGGTCTGAAAGTGAGATAGACCTGGCGCGTTCGGTAACGCACAAGCAACTGATCGCCCTGGCCAACGCATTGAACGAATCAGATCGGAAGGGCGACATGGCTGTGGCCATCCAAGCAGCCCTTGAAACTGGCCCCATTTTGCGCGCCTGGAATGACCAGGCCGATGGTGTCAGACAGCGCGGTCGAGATTGTGTCCTTGCTGCTGTGCATGTCTCTCATGGGGCTGATTCCGTGGCTATGGGGCAAGGCTGGGACAGGCGTCAGTTTGACGCGGCCATGTCTGATTGCAGGCCTTGACGACTTGACCTGCTGAAGCTCTTCCCACTCCGCACCTGACCCCCACATGCAGACACTGTCTGCATGACTTCCACCACCCGACCTGACCTGCAACTGAGCCCGAATTTCTGGCTCAGTGAGTTTGAGGACTCACAGACCGCGACGCGTCACGGTCTGCGCAATGAGGCAAGCCCCACCGAGATCATCCAACTGACGCGCCTGGCGCTGCGGTTGGAGCTGGTGCGCACGCTGCTTGGTGATCCGCCCATCGTGATCAGCTCCGGGCTGCGCACGATGATCGTCAACGGGCTGGTGACCCAAATCATTGAACCGGCTGAGATCCCCCTGCTGAGCCGTCGACCCGATCTGATGAAGCGCCTGCGTGGGCAGGGGTCTGACCACATGGATGGGCTGGCTGCTGACGTGAAGGCGCCCAAGTTTGGGTCTCCCCGCAAGATCGTCGAGCGGATCATGCACAGCACGATCCCGTTCAGCCAACTGATCTTTGAAGGCACCTGGGTGCACTTTGCGATCGAGGAGGCGGGCGAGACGCCCAAGCGCCAGGTGCTGACCGCAGTGTTTGAGCAGGGCAAGAAAACGCGCTACCTGCCGGGGTTGGTATGACTGACGAACAACTGCAGTCATTGCCACAGGCACCCGATGCCAAGCCCTGGTGGTCCAGCCGCACCATGCTGATCAACGGCCTGGTGCTGGCGCTGCTGGCCGCTGAAGAGCACCTGAATGTCCTGCAGCCCATGCTGCCGATGAACATTTACAGCCTGGTGGCCTTTGGCCTGCCGGTGGTCAATGCTGCCCTGCGTGTCATCACGACCACGGGGGTCAAGCTGTGATCGCGGCGGCCGTGGCCCTGTTTGGCCTGGTGCGCAAAGCACCCGGGCAGTCGGCCCTGGTGGCCATGGGCCTGGCCGTGGCGCTGGGCCTGACGTATGGCTGGGGCCTGTCCAACGGCAAGCAAAGCGCCGTTGACAAGGTGGCCAGCGCTGAGCTGCAGAAGGCCCAACAGGCAAACGAGAAGTTGCAAGAGCGGATCCGCGAGGGCGAGCGTGCATCAAACGCGCTGCGCGACGAGCTGGATCAGCGCAACTCTCAGATCGACACCCTCAAGTGGAGTTTGCGCAATGTCCCGAAATTGGTATCGACGCAGGCCTGCCCTGCCCCTGGCGATGTGCGCCTGTCTGTCGCTGCTGTGCGGCTGTACGACCTGGCCCTCGCTGGTGACGGTGGAGAGCTGTCCGGCCGTCCCGGCCGAGCTGATGCGCAAGACGCCACCGCCAGTGCTGCTGCAGGAGGCGACGACGGCCGAGCCTCAGGCGTCACGGTGAGCGTGTTCCAGGACGTGAGCCAGGTCAATGCAGAGCGGTTTGGCGAGTGCTGGACCCGGTTGGCCAGGTTGCAGGAGTTTTTGGACAAGCGAGCTGCTGCTGGGGCGCGCTGATCTGTCGGGCCGACAGGCCGTTTTGAATCACTTTTGAAGGGGGCTTTATGCCGAGAATTGGTCAGATTAGCGTGCCGAACGGCGACAACACCGACGTCATGCAGGACCTGCAGCGGCGCTTCTTTGGGTCGCTCACGAACGGAGCGGCTTTCAGGGAAGGGACCGCGTTGTCGGCCATCCCCGCCTGGTCGGCCGGTGTGGTCGTGCGCGCTGGCTATGTGTGCAGCAATGCGGGCGGCCTGTACTACGTGATGGACACGCTGTCTGGTGGCACCACCATGCTGCCAGCCGGTGTGACTACGGTGACAGCGCCAACTGGCACGGGTAGCGCGGTGATCAAGACCGCCACGGACAACCTGCAGTACCTGTATCTGGGCCCGGCAACGTCTGACCTGGTGTCGGCAGACCAAAGCGACACGCCTGTGTTCACGATTGCGGCAATGCCTGGCGGCAATACGCGTCGGTACAACCCTGAGGTTGCAGCCGATCGGGCCGCGATGTGGATCACTGGATCCACGTGGGAGACCGCGTTCGGTGCTGGTGGTGGCATCAACGGCATCCGTGCCGTCAGCAACCCCAATTCGTTTGCGTTTGACATCATGACGGACGCGCCAGTCCTGGGTATGTGGGCTGTCCAGAACGGTGGCGGTCAGTACTGCAGCCCAACCATCAATGGCCGGCCGTTGTTTTGCAAAACGGGGATCGGTTACCCGTGGGTCGCCAGCTCGAACAACAGCAACTTCGGGCAGGTGTTGGATTGGTCAGCAAAGCCACGCGAGGTGCGTCGTGTGCGCGTTCCGGTGGGCAATCAGACCTTCACGGGCTTTTGGGTTGACCCGAAGTACTCGATCTGGGCACCCACCAACCCGAACCGCTACCGGCTGTATGTGGAGGGCGACTCCCTCACGCAGTTGGGCCAGCCAGGCAACGGGCAATACAACGCCGCACACCGCCTGGCCAACCTGCTGGGTTGTGACGATGTCTGGGATTCGTCCGCAGGCGGCACCGGGTTCATCAACTCTGGCGGTGGGTCGACCTTGATCACTCGGATCCCCAAAGTGATCGCTGCTGCCCCTGATCTGCTCTACGTGCGCCCGATCAACAACGACGTTGGCAATGCTGGCCTGTTTACCTCCGCGTCGCGGATTGCTGCCTACAAGCAGTATTTCAGCACGCTGCTGGCGGCGTTGCCGAATCTGGTGATCATCTGCGGAGGGGGCTTTGCGAGCAAGGCTGCCAACGTGACAACGGATGCAGCAAGCGCCTGGCAAGTGGACCTGGACATGGCCACCGCGATTGCCCAGTTTGCAAGCCCACAGGTCAAGTTCCTGGCGACTGTGACAGACCCATCCGGTCGTTGGCTGCTGGGCGACGGTGACGTAAGCACCACCGCCAACACCAACCACGGCAACAGTGATTTCATGATCGGCGACGGGTTTGACAACCTGCATGCGAACGTCCGTTATTACGACGTGATGATGCAGCGCGAGGTCAATGGCCTGATCGACCTGATGTCGGAGGCGCTGACATGATGGAGCTGAGCCTGTATTCCAAAGCTAGCCGTGACAGCCAGGTCCTGGCGCTCACTGCAGCCACCGCTACGCTGGCCAGTGCACCGGCCAGCGGCCGAGATGTGGTCGCGGTCATCTGGGCTACGACGGCGTTTTGCTATGCCGTCGGCGCGAACCCCAGCGCGCAAAAGCCCGTGGCGGGCACGCCTGGTGATGTGACCCTGCCCGCAGGTGTGCCTGTGCGCATCACGATCGCAGCAGGGCAGACGCTCGCAGCGGCGGCGTTGACGGGTACGGGCGAGCTTTATGTGAACGTGGGGGCCTGATGAGGACCGTTGGGCTCAGGGGGGTTGGGCTGACCGCCATCGCTGCCGCTGCTGCGGCGGGTGGGGGCGCTGTCGCGCCATCGAATCGGCAAACCACGATCGAGTTTGCCAACCCCACCAGCTACACCGCAACTGGCGGAACGTTTGGCATTCGTCGTTCCGTTGAATTCCCATTTACAGGCGGACGCGTTCTCAAATACAGCGCAGGGTCGATTCCCGCCACAGGACCTGTGTTTTGCGTTGGCGTGGCAAATCATGCAGATCCAGTCACGGTACAGGGCAGTGGTTTTGTCCCGGTCACCTGGAATGGCCAGCCGGACCCTGTGACTGGCGGAGTGTGGTCCGGAACTACTGGGCCCACAGACGTTGAAATGGCTCTGTCAGACCCGTTTGTTCTGTCTTCGATTCCTCGCGCAGATGGCGGATCTGGGTACATCGTCGAGGGACGCGAGTATTGCGCCAATGGCGTGGCAACCATCTACAACACCGCGTCAGCAGTTCCCGGCGTCGTTGTTCAACTGCGCACCGCAGGCGGTCCCGCGTACAGCGGGTTCGCCAAATCTGGGAATTTCGTCACGGCCAATCAGGCTGGCATGACAGGCCCCGGAGTGACAGCGCATTTCATTTTTCATGATTTGATCCTGTTCTCCGACGCATCGATTTTCACAGTCGGGGCGGGTGGTGATTCGATCACACGAGGACAGTTTGCAACTGACGGTCGATCAAACGACGTCCGATTGGCCTGTGACGCGCTGACGCTCGCAGGGATCGCCAACGTGTCGTTTTCGTCGTGCTCTCGCCCTGGTGGTGGATCGTGGCTGTATGCACCGTACTCGGTCGAGTACATCAATACCGTGCGGCCGGGGATCTTTTTCTATACGCCAAGCACACCTAACGACGGCGGGATGAACTTCCCGTTCGCCGTCAACTCGGCGAACACCGGCCTCGCCGCTGTTAAAGCGGCCTGTGATGCAGTGGGCACAAAACTAGTTGTCTGCACTACGGTGCCGTGGGCACCTCATTCTGATGTTGCGGACCTTGCCCTGCGCGCATTCAACGCAACTCTTCAGACTTGGGCCACGGAAAACGGGTGCCAGTTCTACGACCGATACACACCGACAACAAACGGCGCTACGCCAGCGTCATTGCAGGTCCCGTATCAATACCCGACAGGTGATGCAAATTACAGGGCACATCCGAACGACGCGTGCTACCAGGCGCTGGCGCCCGCTGCTCAAACCATCATTCGTGGGCTGATCGGGCGATGACTCACAACCTCACCGTCCTCCTGCTGATAGGCGCTGTCCAGGCGGCGAGTTCGGCGCTTTCCACGGCCACGATCCGTGCAGCCATGGGCGAATCATCGTCGCGTTATGCACTGACTGGGTCCATATCCGACGCGGTCAAGCTCGGCGTTATCTCGGGCGTCTCGGCCCTGGCCGTGTCCGGCAACTTCCTGGGCATTGCTGCTGCCGTCGCGGGTGGTGCTATTGGCAACTACCTCGCACACAAAACACGGTCATCCACACCACCCTCGACCCCCAACAACGGGACATCCCATGGATCTTGAACCGTCTTTCCTCCGCGACTGGGCGGGCCCCGCTGCGCTGGTGGTCACTGCGATCAACAGCGTCGTGATGTTTTTGCGCAAGCCTGGCGAGGCTGCTCTGGCTGCTGTCGAGCAGATGCAGGTTGCTGTCCAGGACCACCGGCACGCCATCGAGCTGCGCGTGCAGCAGCTGGAGACGCATGTGGAGCACCTGCCCACGGCATCAGAGATCAGTGAGCTGCGCGGTGAGATGCATTCGCTGCAGGCCCAGATGGGCGGTCTGCATGAGCTGCTGCGCCGTATCGAGAACCAGACGACGCTGATCAATCAACACCTTTTGAATCAAAACAAATGACTTACCAAGAGACCCTGCAGGAAGACCGGCGCTTGAGCCTGGTGCTGACCTTGTCGGAATCGCCCGGCTATACGGCCAATGCATTCCTGCTGCAAACGGCCATCGACCGGATCTATGGACACAGCGTGTCGATGGATCAGGTGCGCACGGACCTGGCCTGGCTGGCTGAGCAAGGCCTGATGACGGTCAAGGTGACCGGCGATGTCAACGTGGCCACACTGACCAGCCGGGGTGTGGATGTGGCCGCTGGGCGCTCCACGGTGCCTGGCGTCAAGCGCCCTCTGCCAGGTTGATGCCATGGGCAAGCCAAACCGCAAGTCGAGCATTGACCTGCTGGATGCACGCATCCAGGATGCGGTCAACGCGGCGATCAAGGAAGGCCGCGCCAGCATCGATGGCATCGTCGATCTGATCAAGGGCATGGGCGGCGATGCGTCGCGCAGCGCTGTGGGTCGGTATGTGCAGAGCCAGAACGAGAAGCTGGAGCACTTCCGCCAGGCGCAGGAGACGGCCAAGGTCTGGGTGGACAAGATCGGCAAGGAGCCCGAAGGGGATGTCGGCCGCCTGTTGATCGAGATGCTGCGGGTGATCAGTTACCGCACGATGTCGGACATGGACTCGGCCGATCCGCAGGACCTGATGTTCCTGGGCAAGGCGATCAAGGACATCAGCTCGGCCGACAAGGTGATGATCGACCGGGAGGCCGCGGTGCGCAAGCTGGTGGCTGCGCAGGTGGTGAAGGCGGCTGAAGAGGTGACCACGACCGTGCGCCAGGCTGGGATGTCGGCCGAGACGATCGAGATGATCCGGTCCAAGATTTTGGGCATTGGCCAGGAGGCACCGGCCAAGAAGGTTGCAGCGGCATGAGCATCATCACGCCAGAGATGCGCCAGGCGGCCAAGGACATTGATTACCAATGGGAGCGCCGCGCCCCTGCGGTGTTGTTGCCCTACCAGCAACGGTGGCTGGCTGACAAGAGCCAGGTCAAGGTGTGCGAGAAGAGCCGACGCATCGGCTTGAGCTGGGCAGAGGCGTGTGACGCGGTGCTGGAGGCCGCTGCAAGTGCGGAGGCTGGCGGGGACGATGTCTGGTACATCGGCTATGTCAAGGACATGGCCATCGAGTTCATCCTGGACTGCGCGCAGTGGGCACAGCACTTTCAGAGCGTGGCCGATGCGATCGAGATCAGCGAGGACGTGTTCCTGGAAGGCGAGGAAAAGAAGAGCGTCTTTGCGTTCAGCATCCGGTTTGCGTCGGGGTTTCGGATCACGGCGCTCAGCTCGCAGCCGCGAAACCTGCGGGGCAAGCAGGGCCGGGTCATCCTGGATGAAGCGGCGTTCCACATCAGCCAGGCTGAGATCCTGAAGGCGGCGATGGCGCTGCTGATCTGGGGCGGCCGGGTGCATGTCATCAGCACGCACGACGGAGATGACAACCCGTTCAATGAGCTGATCAAGGATGTGCGGTCGGGCAAGTTCCCGTACAGCGTGCACCGCATTCCGTTTGACCTGGCGATGGAAGAGGGGCTGTACAAGCGCATCTGCCTGAAGACGGGCAAGGACTGGACGGCCGAGGGCGAGGCCAAGTGGGCGGGCGACATCCGGGCGTTCTATGGTGATGACGCCGAGGAAGAGCTGGACTGCGTGCCAAAGAACGGCGACGGGGCCTGGCTGAGCCGTGCGCTGATTGAGCGGTGCATGAGCTTGGACATCCCGGTGCTGCGCTTGGAGAAGCCAGCTTCGTTCACCTTCGTGCCGAAGTGGCAGCGCCTCGGTGAGATCACTGAATGGATTGAAGAGCATGTGAAGCCCTTGATCGCCAAGATCCCACCAGGGGTACAGTGTTCGCTCGGCGGTGACTTTGCGCGCACGGGTGACCTGTCTGTGTTCTATCCACTGGCGCAGTTGCAGAACCTGAAGCGCCGCATGCCGTTTCTGATCGAGCTGCGGGGCATGCCCTTCGACTGCCAGCGGTTGGTGCTGTTCTATTTGATCAAGCACTTGCCGGGCTTCAGGCATGCGGCACTGGATGCGCGTGGCCTGGGCGCGCAACTGGCCGAAGAGGCTGCACAGGAGTTCGGTGCGGCGACGGTGAGCCAGGTGATGCAGAGCGAGACCTGGTACCGAGAGAACATGCCGCCCTACAAAGCGGCGTTTGAGGACGGCATGATCGAGATCGCCCAGGACGCCGATGTGCTGAACGACCACCGCGCTGTGAAGGTGGTCAAGGGCGTGGCCCGCGTGCCGGATTTGCGCACGCAGGATGCGGCCAAGAAGAAGCGCCACGGGGACTCGGCCGTGGCCGGTGCTTTGGCCTGGTATGCCAGCCGTCAGGACGGTGGTCCGGTGGTGGTGACGAGCCGCCGCGCACGGCGTGAATCGATTGATCTGGGCGGGTATTGAATGACCGCCCTGCCCTTTTGCAATCCCTGGCCTGAAAAATCGGCCTTGGTTGCGTTTGTCTGTGCCTGTGGCACCCCACGTATCACCGCGCCCTCAAAAGTGCGCTTAAACCATGTTTAAGGTGGGTTGCTGCGGCTTTGGAGGGTCAGAGAAGACCCGGGAGTTGCCATGAGTCGCGGAATTTGGGTGTCTGACACCGAGTTTGTCCGGTTTTCCGAGGGTCCGAAGGCCAGCCGGGGGGACATGGCCACGCACATGGCCACGCGGCTGCGGGCCGGTGACCTGTCGGGGATGTTTGGCGTGCTGCCCAACCCTGACATTGTGCTGCGGCGATCGGGCAAATCGCTCCAGGTGTATCGGGAGATGGCCAGCGACACGATGATCAAGTCCGGGCTGCGTCGTCGACGTGCTGCGGTGGTGTCGATGGAGCACGGGTTTGATCGCGAGAGCGAGGCGCCCCAGGCCACGGTGCAGTCGCTGACGGATCTGTATGCGGATTTGCCCATCAAGCGCGTGGTGCGCGAGCTGGTCGAGGGCGGCTACTACGGCTATGCGGTGGCCGAGGTGATCTGGGGCCGTGTGGGTGGGCTGGTGGTGCCGGTGGACCTGGTGCCCAAGCCGCAGGAGTGGTTTGCGTTTGACGCTGACAACAACCTGGTGCTGCGCGATGGCAATAGCCTCAAGGGTGTGCCGGTGCCTGCGCGCAAGTTCATTGTGGTGGGCAACAACCGCACGTATGCCAATCCGTATGGTGAGCCCGATGCGGCGCCCTGTTTCTGGCCCGCGCAGTTCCGCAAGGGCGGGCTCAAATTCTGGGTGACGTTTTGCGAAAAGTACGGCATGCCCTGGGCTGTGGGCAAGCAGCCGCGCAGTGCCAGCCAGGCAGATGCCGACAAACTGGCTGACAAGCTGGAGGCCATGGTGCGCGATGCCGTGGCGGTGATCCCTGACGATGCCAGCGTGGATCTGCTGCAGGCCACCACGACGGCCAATGCCGACATGTATGAGCAGCTGCTGATGTATTGCAGCCGTGAGATCAACATCGCGCTGCTGGGCAACAACCAGAGCACCGAGAAGGAAGCCAACCGCGCCAGCGCCCAGGCGGCGTCTGGGGTGGAGGACGTGCTGCGCGACGACGATGCAGACATGGTGGCCGGGGGCTTGACTCAGGTGGCCAAATTTACATGCGAGGTCAACTGGCCCAGCTCTTTGGTGCCGGACTATGAATTCTGGGAGCAGGAGGATGTGGACGAGCGCCTGGCCAAGCGCGATGAAGCCCTGACCCGTGCCGGTGTGCGCTTCAAGCCCGTGTACTACAAGCGGATGTATGGCCTGCAGGACGGCGACATCGAAGAAGGAACAAGCACACCCGCGAGCGGGGGCGCGCGCTCACGTGTGCGAGGGTTGGACCAGGGCGGTGTGGTGGATGTGGAGGATGTGAGCGGTCGCCAGGGCAATGCACAGTTTGCCGAGGGCGATGAGGTGGTGCCTCCCGACCAGGTCGCCATCGATGAGGCGATTGCTGGCATGCCAACCGACGCGCTGCAGTCGGCGATGGAGACCATGCTGGCGCCAGCGCTGGAGGCGATCGGCCAGGCCAAGACGCCTGATGAGGTGATGGTGGCGCTGGCCGAGGCGTTCCCGAAGATGGATTCAAGCGGGCTTGAAGAGCTGTTGACGCGGGCGTTTTTTGTGGCTGACCTGGTGGGCCGCAGTGCGGTGGTCGCCGAGGCCAAGGCGGGCTGATGAGCACGACTGGCATCCCCACCGGCGCCGAGGCCAAGTTCGCCATCGGTCTGGAGCCTGCTGATGCAGTGGCCCACCTGCGTGGCAAGGGGGCGGCTGTCACCGGCAGTTGGACGGATTGGCTGGACGGGCAACACGCTCGTGCTTTTACGGTGGCCAATGTGGCCAAGCTGGATGTGGTGACCGACATCCAGGACAGCCTGGTCAAGGCGCTCAAGGACGGCCAGACGCTGGAGCAGTGGCGCGATGGGTTGATCCCCACGCTGCGCAACAAGGGCTGGTGGAAGCGCGATGGCACGGCCGCGCAGTTGGCGGCCGCAGGCCGGGTGGATGCCGCGACGGGTGAGATTGCCAAGGGGCTCAATCCATACCGGCTGTCCAACATCTATCGCGGCAACATGCAGTCGGCGTACATGGCGGGCCGGTACCAGCAGATGGTGGCCCAGGCGAGCAGCCGCCCTTATTGGGAGTATGTGGCGGTGATGGACCGCAAGACGCGGCCAGCACACGCCGCGATGCATGGCCGCATTTTTAGGTTTGATGACAAGGGCTGGAGCGTGTTTTACGCGCCATGTGGCCATGGTTGCCGCTGCCGCGTGCGGTCGTACAGCCAGCGCGACATGGATCGCAGGGGTCTGAAGGTGTCCAGCACGGAGGGCAAGCTCCACCAAGTGGAGGTGCCTCTGCGCGGTGGCCTCACAACCCGGGTCACACGGTACACAGAGCCAGGCATGGGCAAGCCCGGCTACATGCAGCCGGACCCGGGGTTTGACAACAACCCGGCCATGTCGATCTGGATGCCGCGCCTGGCTGGCAAGCCCCCGGCGGTGTCGGACGCGTTTGTGCGGCAGGTCGTGCAGGGGCCAGCGTTTGAGCGCTTTGTCAAAGCCAAGGGCACCCTGCAGGGTGATTTCCCGGTCGGGGTGCGGCAGGGTGTGCAGGGCGACCCGGGTGTGTACCTGGCCAGTGAGGAGCTGGCTGCTGGTGTGGGCAGTGCCGTGAGCCTGGATCGGCTGCGGTTGCTGCCCGACCTGGTCGCTGTGGGCGAGGAGCTGGGCGGCGGTGTGCGCAGGCTGATTGAGCCCGATGGGCTGCTGCAGGCCACGCTGGCTGATCGTGATGGGCTGTTGCGCATCGTGGCGCTGAGCTGGATGCCACAGGCGGCACCATGATCGACATTGACATCCAGTTCCAGCCGGTGATCCAGGCGCTGCGCGATTTGGCTAGCAGTGTGGAGGACCGGCGCGAGCTGATGGCCGACCTGGTCGGGATCATGCACGGGGCGGTGGAGGACAACTTTGCAGCGCAGGGGCGGCCTAAGTGGGTCGATCTGCATGGCGGCACGATTGCCAGCCGCACCAAGACCGGCCACTGGCCTGGGCAGATCCTGCAGCGCAGTGGCCAGTTGGCCGCCAGCGTGGTGCCCCACTCTGACAACGACCAGGCGGTGGTGGGGACCAACAAGGTTTATGCAGCGATCCACCAGTTTGGGGGCACGACCAAGCCCCACATCATCAAACCCAAATTCAAGCGGGCTTTGGCATTTGGTGGTGTGGTGGTGCGCCAGGTCAAGCACCCGGGCAGCAAGATCCCGGCGCGGCCGTTCCTGTCCATTACCCCAGAGGACGGGCAGGAGATGGTGGATGTGACGTGGGAATTCCTGTGGAAACGAGTTGACCAGGCTGGAGGCAAGGTATGACGGACCCTGATCGAATTGCCAAAATTACCCAAGAGATTCGGGCGTCATTTAAGGCCAAGCCCCACCCGATTCAACAGCTCTATTTCCGCGCAGCAGGGCCGCGTGGCTGGCGCAAGGGCGCGCCAATATATTCAGGCACGCCCATTGACGTTGCAAAAAATCAAGCTGAAAAAATGGCGAAATTCGCGTGCTATGAGAAAGCCCGAATCGTCAATCTCAGCAACCCATCCACTGGGTGGGAATGGTCTCGGGCCACTGGGTGGTTTGAGGTGACCACGTAAAAGATCAGGGCGACCCGGCAGCAGCGCTAACTGTTGCCGAGCCGCCGGGCCCACAGAACGCGTCTGTGAGACCAGCCAAGTCCCTGACACCACCCGGGTGGCAGGGGGATTTAAACCTGTCTGGACTCAATATGACGCGACCAATCATCCCCTGGATCGGGGGAAAACGACGCCTTGCAACCAAGATCCTGGCGCAGTTTCCCGACCATTCTTGCTATGTGGAACCTTTCGCGGGTGGCGCAGCGCTGTACTTTTTGCGGGAGCATCCTGCGAAGGTCGAGGTGCTCAACGACATCAACAGCGACCTGGTGAATCTGTATCGGGTGGTGAAGCACCACCTGGAAGAGTTTGTGCGGCAATTCAAATGGGCGCTCAGCAGTCGGGAGGTTTTCAAATGGACGCAGATCACGCGACCTGAAACCCTGACCGACATTCAGCGTGCGGCGCGGTTCTTTTATCTGCAGCAGCAGTGTTTTGGTGCCAAGCCGACGGGGCAGACGTGGGGCACCGCCACCACGGCGCCACCGATCAATCTGCTGCGCATCGAGGAGACTTTGAGCATGGCGCACTTGCGCATGGCTCAAACCTATATCGAGCACCTGGCATGGGATGAATGCGTGCGTCGGTATGACCGCGCACACACGCTGTTCTTTTGCGACCCGCCCTATTGGGAGACCGAGGGCTACGGCGTGCCGTTTGAATGGGACCAATACGAGCTGCTGGCCAAGCTGATGGCGGGCATCAAGGGTCACATGATCGTGACGCTGAATGACCACCCGGACGTGCGGGCTCTGTTCAAGGGATTCGACGTCGACCAGGTCGGCATTGACTACACGGTCGGTGGTGGACACAAGGCTGTGAAGCGCCAGGAGTTGATCATCTATTCCTGGAAGCGGTAACGGCGGTGGGGGCTTCGGCCCCCATTTCATTCGCGCTTCCTGCTGAAGTGCTTCAGCCTGTGTGGATCTGGCCCAGATCCCGACACTGGGGGCATGCCAAACGCCACCACGCCACCGGCCCTGATCGAGTGCTTCCGAACAGGGCTTCAAATCGACATCTCGGGCACCCAGGTCAACTTCACTGAAGCTGATCTGCAGGCCATCGCCGATGTCTACGACCCAGCGCTGCATGAGGCGCCACTGGTGGTCGGTCACCCGAAGCTGGACAGCCCGGCCTATGGCGGTGCCAGGCGCTTCCTGGTGCAGGGTCAGATCCTGTGCGCTGAACCCCAGGATGTCGAAGTCCAGTTCGCCGAGATGGTGAACGAGCGCCGCTTTCCACGGGTGAGCTTGTCCCTGTACACACCGGACGCTCCCAGCAACCCCAAGCCAGGTCACTGGTATCCCAAACACATCGGCTTCCTGGGGGGCAAGGCCCCTGCCATCAAGGGCCTCAAGTCCGTGCAGTTCTCAGAAGCCGACGAGGGCGTCCTGTGCTTCGGTGACTACACCGAGGGCGCCTTGATCGGGATGTTCCGGCGCATGCGTGATTTCCTGCTGACGCAGTTCGGCCAGGAGACCGCCGACAAGGTGCTGCCGCCGCAGGAGCTGGACTGGGCCACGCAAGAGCATGCGGCCGACCAGGTGCGTGAATCGATCAAAGCCTCCGGCGAGGGGGCCACCCCGGCTTTCGCCGAAGGTGAGCAACCCGGGGCGGGGGACGACGTGATGAGTGACATCGAGAAGGCTGCGCTGCAGCAGCAGATCGACAAGGCCAACAAGGAGGCCGCTGACGCCAAGGCCGCGCTGGCTGCGCGCGACCAGGCAGACGCCAAAGCCAAGATCAACGCCGAGGCCGTGGCCTTTGCTGAAGAGATGGTCAGCAAGGCCATCCTGCCGCGTGAGCGTGCAGCCGGTGTTGTCGCCATTTATGAGCGCCTGGCCACGCCCACCAGCGATGGCACGGTGCTGCAGTTTGGCGAGGGTGATGCAGCCAAGACCGCTGTGCAGGAATTCAAGGACCTGGTCGCACTGGGCAAGCCCGCTGTGGAGTTTGGCGAGCATGCCAACAAGCGCGGCGACGGTGGCCTGCATGAGGGCGATGAGCTGGCTCAGTTCGCCGAGTGCTCTGACCCGGCCCGCCTGCAGTTGGCCCGCGATGCCAATGCGTACCAGCGCGCAGCAGAGGCCAAGGGCCGTCCGGTTGACTACCTGACCGCAGTCAAGGCTGTGCAGTCGAACCGCCAAGCCTGATCGATTTCAAGCCCGTTTACACCACCCACACACCACACTGATAGGAGCTATGAACCATGGCTGATCGTTTGCAAGTACTCCGGGGCTCTGACCCGGTTCTGTCTCAGTTGTCCATCGGCTATTCGAACGCCGATTACATCGCCACCGAGGCGTTGTTTCCCATGGCCAGGGTGCCCAAGGAATCGGGCAAGATCCCTCGCCACAACAAGCAGGCGTTCAAGCTGTTTTCAACCGAGCGCGCACTGCGGGCCAATAGCAACCGCGTCAACCCAGAAGACCGCACGTTCATTGACTTCGCGCTTGAAGAGCACGACTTGAGTGTGCCGATGGACTACCGAGAAGGCGAAGAGTCCACCGACCTGGATGTGCAAGCCGCCAACACCTTCCTGGCCACCGAAGGCATTGCCATTCGTGCCGAGAAGATCGCTGCAGATTTGGCTTTCGATGCCGCGCAGTATGCGGCCAGCAACAAGGTCACGCTGGGCGGCACTGACCAGTGGACCAACTACGCCAGCGCCACCAGTGACCCGATCGGCGTGATCGACGGCGGCAAGGAGCAAGTGCGCAAGAACATCGCCCGCTATCCCAACACAGCGGTGATGGGCGCCACGACCTTCAAGGCCCTGAAGAACCACCCCAAGATCCTGGAACGCCTGACGTACTCGCAGCTCGGCGTGGTCACACCTGCGCTGCTGGCAGCCATCCTGGACCTGGATCGCATCTTCATCGGCAAGGCCATCTGGTCATCCGATGACGGCACCACCACCACCGACATCTGGGCCGACAAGCTGCTGCTGGCCTATGTGCGTCCCGCCCAATCCGGTGCCAATCGCAGTGTGTACGAACCCAACTTTGGCTACACGGTTTTCAAAGATGAAAACGTGATTGACACGTACCCAGAAGAAGGCGGCAAGTTGGTCAATGTGCGCTGCACCCGGCGCTTCAAGCAGCTGCTGGTGGGCGCTGACGCGGGCTACCTGATCGAAGACACCAACGCTTGAGGTTGACATGACAGCAGCACACAAAGTCAACGCGATCGTGCAGGCGGGTCATACCTTGTTGCAGGGTGGCAAGTACAAGGGCGAAGGCTCGCCTGTTGAGCTGGACTTGCGCGACTTTGAGCGCAAGGAGCTGAGTGGCGTGGTCAAGCGTGCCGTGTTCATCGGCACTGACCTGGCTGACCTGCAGGCGGCTATCGCCAGCAGCGACGCCCCGCCCACGATCACGGTGGCTGAGCAGGTGGCCAACGGTTTGAGCAGGGCCTTCGGGGCCATGCAGTTGGCTGAAAGCTTGAAGCTCTCGCTGTCTCAAACCGCCCTGCCTGGCGACCACCAGGCAGGCGCAGAGGGCGAGGGCGAGGGCGAGGG